CCTCCCAAATACCGACCTCAGAGCAGTGCACCAGGTTGTAGTCACCACCACGACAAGAGTCAGGGTTTTTGGCAGTACCAATTTTTATTTTGCAGTTGCGCTGCGGGACCGAGTGGATGATACCGGACATACCAACGCCGACAAGTTTTTTCTCCTTGTCATCGTATTTAGCGCCCATCTTGTAGAGCATTTCAATTGGGTATCGGTCGAGCATACGCGAGAACATATCGCGAATTTCGTCAGAGCCGGCAGTTTGGTGCGCGATGATAAGAGAGTTAAGGCCTACGCGGTGCACGAGCTGCAACCAGGCCATGTATAATTGTGAAGTGGTAGAGCCGCCCCATTGACGAGCTTTGAGCAGAATAATGCGGATAGGCTTAGATGCAAGTCGCAACTGTTCAAGACGTTCAACGAACTTGCGTTGTGGGCGAGTGAGGCGGAAAAGCACGTCCTCGCCACCGCCCTTATTTTTGATCCACACATAGGTTGCGGCCCACATGGGGAAGTCGTGCCGCATGCGTATGCGAACAAATTGCTCTATGACCTTCAGGCGGTCGGCGATGTAGTCTTCTTCGCAGTCGTAAGACAAGCCAAGTTTGTCGGTCAAGAATTTTTCGACCGAGCCGGCAGCCTTGAGCTGTTTGACCAAAGGAACTTTGGCCATCGCAGTGGGAAGATATTGAACTTTAATAGGGAAATCGGAAAGGCGAAACTCAAACCGTTCACCTACCGAGCCTTTTCCGGTGATGGGATTGAACGGAGCGTGAATGGTGTCGAGACGGCGTTGGTTTTCCTTGAGTATGGCGATTACTTCTTTTTGCATGGGAGGGGCATATTAAGGAAGCCGACCAACAGCCCGGCGACATAGCCGTATAGATGCACCCATCCGTTGATGCCGGCGAATAAAAACCCCGGGAGGATTATCACCGCCATAGAGCTATGGAAGTAAAGTTTTCGTTTGGCTTGAAAAGAAACCATGCCCAGCAGGGCAAAGACTACGGTGGAAAGACCGACCGTAGGCTCTGCTGCAAGAACAACGCCGGGAACACCGGCAGCAACAACATAGGCGACGAGCAGACGTCGCCAAGAAACATTACATAAGAATAGTATAGAGAGCAGACACCATGCATTGCAGAGGGCATGAATAATCGAGACGTGGAAAAACGGATAGACGAGCCGCGAGAGCAGAGAGCAGTCGTGGTAGACGCCTACGTGGTAGTAGTCAACGTTGACGAAACTCAACGCGACGATAAGAGCTGCCACTATAAGGCCAATAATCTTTTCCGTTTGTCTTCGTACCATTTCTTTCTAGCTCTAAGAATAATGACACGTGCACTGCCAGGAGCGATGTAGAACTTTGGGGCCGGTTGAGCAACAACCTCGCCTACAAGCCGCGGGAGAGTCCAATTGGGATAACGTTTGCGCAGAGCGACTACGCGGCGGTGTATCTCAAAGAACATTTCGCGTTTGTTCTGACGCATATAAAGGAGTTTGTCGCCGCGGTCAATACCGGCAACGACAACAGTGGCACGTGGAGTAGACACCCAAAAACGTTCGGCGGGCATGTTGACGACATGACGAAAGACGTCGGGCATGCGTACATTGTCGCAAGCTTCGAGATATGAGAAATAAGCGCGAAGTATGTCGCGAGTGCGACGGTCGTGGTAGACAGATTTGCTGCCGAAGTATTTCATTTATTGGATTTTACTCGAGGTTAAACTATGTATAAAATTACGAAAACGAGGGGTAAAAGATAAACAGAGGGCAGCGTGAAATCGGTGTATATTTGTGCAAACAAATTAACAAAACAAACAAAACCCCACCTATATGACTAAGGACGAACAAGTTAAGAGCAAAAGGGAATTGACGTTAGAGCGTTTGCGAGGGAAATATCCCGACCAGAACTTTGACGACGATGAACAGCTTTTTGGTCGAATAAGCGACGATTACGACCAATACGACAAGAAGATTTCGGACTACGAGGCGCAGAATGACAAGTTTGCCAAGATGTTTTCGTCTAATCCGAAGTCTGCACGCCTGATGATGGATTGGCGAGATGGCGAGGACCCGGTAGTAGCGTTGGTGCGAATGTACGGCAAAGACATTAAGGATGCTATTGAGAATGATCCGGAATTGGTAGAGAAGATTGCTGCGGCAAACAAAGAGTACATGGACCGCGTAGCCGAAGAGAAAAACTTCGAGGAGCAGTACATGACCAACTATGCGGCGTCGATGGAAGAGCTAGACAAACTCCAACAAGAGGAAGAGTTTAGCGATAAAGATGCGAATGAGGCCGTGGCATGGCTGATTGATGTAGCGCGCGATGCGATGATAGGTAAGATATCACGCGATGCGATGGTAATGGCAATAAAGGCTAAGAACTACGATGTCGACGTGACCGAAGCTTCGCAAGAAGGTGAAGTGCGCGGTCGCAATCAAAAGGCCGAGATGCAGCTGCGCAAGCCCAAACGCGGCGACGGCACCCCCAACCTTGGCGGAAGCAATGGTGACGAAGAGAGCAGCAGACGACGTATGCCGGACCTTGGCGCCATAGACAGACTTGGCGGCGACAGTGCCGGAAATATCTTTGAACGTGGTGGTGAGAAACGCACACCAATAAGACGATAAAACAATTTAATTTAATAACCCTAATTTTTGTAACAATGAAAGCAGTTAAGAAACCAGCTCGATTTCTGCTCAGCTTTATGTTGAGTATGATTGCCCTATTATGTGGGGCAAGCTCCGGTGTGTATATGGCTGCTGCCACTGAGCTACCCGATGCGGGAGTGACAGAAGGCGGAGCAGATGCAACCGGAGGCACCGGAGGTATTGCAACCGAGACCGGAGGCCGTGAAAACGGTGATCCCAATTTCTACCTCAAAGAGATTGATAAACGAATTATCAAAATTCGACCGATGGCAACCCCTATCGACCAGATCAGTCGATATGCGAAAGCCCAGCAAAGCTCGTCGTTTGAGGTGAAATATTACAGCGTAGGCACACGCCCCATCTCATGTAAGACCAGCAAAGCAATAGAAGCACAAACAACCGGAAGTTCAGTACCCTTATACGTAGATGACTCAAATCTTTTCACACTCGACGATACTATTCGCGTGGTAGGTGTGAAAGGTAAATACGATGAAAAAGGCAATGCATATAATGCAGACGATGAAAATGCACCCGACCTAGTGTTGTGCGTGTGTGGTTTTTCAAGCGACACCAATTTGCCTTCAGTATATGCAGTGAACGGAGACTTGGACCCCTCAACCAAACAAGCAACTCGCGTGCCCGCTATTCCAGCCGGCACAACCCTTGTTCGCATGGGTAAAGCTTGTGGTGAGCTCGATGTACAAACCGGTCGTTTCAATAACATCCCCACTCCGGAAATTCAATATTGCCAAAACTTCATGATACAAATTGAGCAATCAACATTTGACAAGATTGCTGCAAAAGAAGTGAATTGGACATTCTCAGACATTGAAGAAGACGGCATTTACGATATGCGACTTTCGCAAGAAGGTTCATATCTGTTCGGTGTTAAAAATGTGATCAACCACGTATCAAAAAACGGCATGAACACCTGGTTTACCGGTGGCATTTGGTACATGGCCGGCAAAGATATTGAAGTTGGCACATGGGATGCAGACAAAAAATGTGCAGTTATCTCCGACGAAAACCTTGTTGATATCACACGTGACCTCTTTGTGGGCACCGGCATCGGCAACAAACGTAAAGTATTGTTCTGCGGTAGTGATATGCTTGCAGCCTTCTCTAAAATCCAATCAGAGAAATTCCGTCTCAAAGATACAGTTGAAGTATGGAACCTCAAATTTAAATCTTGGGACACTGACTTTGGTGAAGTGCTCACTATCCACCACGAGCTCTTTGATGCCAACGGCATGAGCGATTGTGGTTTTGCGATGGACCCCGAATACTTGTCAAAACGCGTGCACTCATCATGGGGCCGCTCAGTGCTTGACCTCAAAAAAGCCGGTGTGCGTAATACAGAAGCAGTAGTGATACAAGAAATTTCATGCTTGTATTTGCGCTATGCCAAAGCACACGCACGTATGCGTTTGGCACAAGCTCCGGCAGCATAGTCATAAATGAATTATAATACTTGAATTTCTTCCCCGGGTGGACGGCACCAACCAAACCGCCCACCCGGTTTTCTTATAAATATTGAACAAAGATGAAAAAGTACATAGCCAATACACATGTGAGCATCAATGTGGTGCTTGCGAGCGGCGCCAACCGCCATGTAGCATTTGACTCGACATCGAACGGCAGTGTGTTGTATGTTGACGACGAGGACATTCAGAAAGCGCTGGAAAGCCATTCAAAATTTGGCAAGCTCTTTAGAATAGACACCACATTCGTGCAAAACAAGACACACACCAAAAGTGCAGCCGAAGCCAAAGCAGCCGAAGAAGTAGACGGTGAGCCCACCGAAGCCACTGAAGAAACATCGGAAGTAGATGAAACAGAAAGTGAAGGCGAAGGCGAAGAAGTGGCAGACGGTGGTTTGAAAACCATATACGTCACCGACGCCGACGATGCTAAGACATACCTTGCCGAGCACTTTGGTGTTAGCCGCACAAAGATGAAATCGCTTGTAAAAATCAAAGCCGAGGCAGCAGCCAACGGCATTGTGTTTGAAGGCATTT